CTGGTTGTCAATCTGCTGCTGCGCCATGCCCTCAAAGCGCGCGATGCCGTCAGTGCCAAGCGCTTCTTTCGTCCACGCAATCACTTGCGCTTCGGTGATGTCAGGCAGCGCTACGAAGTCCTGCGCGTCAGGCGGCAACAGCTTGGTGTCGCCCTGCACAAAGCCTTTGAGTCCGTCTTCGCTGGCGTCAATGTCAAAGCAAACGGTGACCACCACGTTTTCTAGGTCGCCTTCGTTCATCGTTTCGATTTGTGTAATCTTCCAATCAAACTGTGCCATGGATAGTTACTCCGTAAATTCGTGAATCATGTCCAAATCAAAATGTTCGTTGATAAACCGCAGCATCTTTTCAACGTCAATCTTCAGCACCTTGCCGGTCGGCGTGTGCTTGGAACGGAATATCCACTCGTTTGTTTCGCTGTCGTGAGGCGATAGCAGGGTTGCGTTACCGGCTGCGTCCATGACGTTTGCCTCACCGCTTGATGAATAGAACGAAACGCCGTTTGCCAGAGTGCCGACGGGTGCGGTGCCGTCAAACAGTACAAGTTGAGCGGTGCCTGCTGTCGTTGCGCGGTCTGCCGTGCCGCCGATTTTTAAGTTGTTGGCGACGTAATTTTCGGCTGTACCGTTGCAGAACAGGTTCCAGCGATTAGCGCCAGAGGCGATGTTAGAGTAGAAACCGTAGTTGTTGGTGCCGTTGTTAAAAGAACTGTGAACATAAAACCCATACCGATTCGTAACGGTTGAGCCAGCGCCGATTGAACCTTGAATGGCAAAAAAGTGTTGGACTTCATTAACAGTAAATGAAGCAGCTTCAGTATCGAAACTTGAATAATAACCTCTGGCTGCATTCGTAATGCTTGATGGAATTGTTGGGTCCACAACACTACCAAAACTGTTTGTGTTACCACTTAAAACCGGCATGGTGCCGCTTATATTAAATTTTTGATTGTCAGCCGCCGTCCCGCCGATCCCGACGTTGCCGGACGTTACAACCTGCCCCACCGTGATCGCATCGGCATCTTGGAAAGCCATCGTACCGAGATACTGATTCAGCGGAACTTCGTTCGGGGCGGTGCCAATGTCGGTTTGAGAAACAATGTTTGAGCCGTTTTCAAGGAACTGAACGCCATAAACATCTTTGAACTGCAACGCCGACGTACCCAAGTCACGCGCATTGTCGGTGCTGGGGACAAGGTCGGTGTTGAATCGACCGTTGGCAGTGATGGTGTCAGAGGTCGCATCACCAAGCGTGACGTTGCCTGTTGCGGATAGCGTGGTGAATGCGCCAGTGTTCGGTGTTGTAGCGCCGACCGTGCCATTGATGTTAATTGATGCAGTGCCGGTCGCATTGGTCACTACCAGCGCAGAAGGCGTGCCAAGGTTTGGCGTGACCAGGGTCGGGCTGTTGGCAAGCACGTTACTGCCCGTGCCGGTGTTCGTAACACTAACGATATTCTTTGACGCATCCAACGCCAACGCGGTGCTGGCCGTCAGGTTCGATAGCGTCGTAACGCCCGTCACCCCAAGCGTGCCACCCACAGTGACATTGCTGCTAAACGAGCCAGTGCTACCCGCAACCGTGCCACCGGAAATGCTTCCTGTGACGTTACCCGTCAAGTTGCCGGTGACGTTGCCACTGACTCCACCCGATGCGGTAATCGCACCAGTCACGCCCAAAGTAGACGACAGCGTCGTGGCACCTGTTACCCCCAGCGTGCCGCCGACTGTGACGTTTGATGAGAAAGTGCCTGTCGTACCGGCAACCGTGCCGCCTGAAATGTTACCCGTGACATTGCCCGTCAAATTGCCGGTGACGTTGCCAGATACGCCCCCCGACGCAGTCAGTACGCCCGTGACGCCCAGCGTGCCGCCAATAACACCATCGCCTGCCAAGTACAAATTGCGCGGGCGAGTCGCGCCGGACGCGCCAATGTCGTAGGTGTTGTCAGTGAAAAGCAGGTTCGACGTAATGGTCGAGTTGATCGTCAGCGTGTCGGCTGAAGAATCGCCTACCGTGACGTTGCCGTTTAGCGTCAAGCCGCCCGTCAAAGTCAGCGTGCCGCCTACAGACAGGTTGCCCGTCACCGACGCACTGGCAAGCGTCGCTGCGCCTGACGTCGTAAGCGTCGTTGCCGTAATGCCACCGTTTGCCGTCAACGTTTTGCCCGTTGGCACCAACACACCAGTCGCCGTGTACTGCAATATTTGCGCACCACCAACAACGCCCCACATCTCGCCAGAGCCTTCGCGGTAAAAACCTGTGCTTGGCTCATTGAGCCACGCAATACCAGGCGACGCCTGCAAGCCGTCGGCAAGTCGGAACGGCGCGAGCATACCGCCCTCGCCCGACCGCGACAGCGAGTCGGTCAATTCATTGGCGATGTCGTTGAGCGTCGTGTTCGCCCAGTTCGCTTCAATGAGCGTGCCGGAGACAACAGGGTTGCCTGACGGAAGGGTGTATGTACCAGATGCGTTACGGGGCATGTCTTACTCCTACTCTGAAGCAGCCGCTGCGCCGACGGAACCCGCCAGCCGTGCTTGCCGCCTTAATGCTTCTTCAAGTGCCTTTTGATAATTGTATCCGCCAAGCATGAAACGTTGTACGGGGCGGGAATACGCAGGCACGCCTAGTGTGACAGCAGAACCTACGCCTAACGCAGTGCCGTACGGATTACGCGCCGCTTGCATTAACAAGCCCGCTTCCGCCGCACGATCAAACGTGCCGCTGTTCGGCACGCGGTTACGCAAGATTGACCCCGCGTCCGTCAAGTCCTGCATAAACGCTTGCCCACGGGCGTATGTATCGCCTTGCGACATCGCTTTGACTGCGCGATTCAATTGCGCGGGGGTAATGTCGCCTTCGTTGCTGTACTTTCCCGCTCGCGCAAGACGCTTGTAAGCAGCATAAGCGCGGTCGGTATCTGCCAACTCTTTGACAACATCCGGCGGCAAGTTGCGGTTTCGGTATTGTCCTAACGCGCCTTCAATGGCGGTCAAGATGCGACGCTCTGCCAACGCCTCCGTTCCTTGCTGTCCTGCTAGATCGCGAATACGACGCCCTATTTCCGAATCCAAATTCTTAAAACCTTCGCCAGAAAGAAATGCGCCTACTCCTTGCGGCCCTTGCTGAAATTTCTTCGTGTAGTTTTGATCCACAAAACTTAGCACGCGATCAATGGTTTCTTTGTTTGCTTGGAAGTTTGGATTTGTAACAACCGTTAGGATGTCCTGCTCAAACTGTTGGTCAGGCTTAAAGATGTACTGGTCAATAACGCCATAGGCTTGCTTAAATTGTTTGGCTAATTCGTTAATGCCTTCACGCGATGCTTCTTGCGCCACACCACCAGGCGGCACTGCGCGATTGGCCGCTGCTTGCACCAACTCACGTTGCGCACGACCGCGTGCATTTGTGATGACGTCGCCCATAACGGGAAGGCTTTGCGCAGCTTCTTCTAGCTTCGCCACACGACGACCAAACATCGTGCCTTGATCTGCGCCTTGGCCAATCGTAGGTTGAACGCCTTCGGCCATCAATTTCTGAGCCTGCGAACTGGGGCGGACAATGCCGCCTGCCGTGCGGGCCAGCGCGCGTCCAAGGAGTTGCCCGCCAACACTGCCTAACGCGCCAGATACGGCAGCGTCACCTTTATCCTCTGTGGAATATGCGGCGGACAATCCGGCATCAACCGCCGCGTTTGCGCCTAACGCGGTCGCTCCCCGCGCAGCACGCGGTAGCATCGTCAAACCTTTGGTAATGCCTTTTGCGGCAAGCCCACCAGGCAGCGCAAACGAAACCACATCTGCGGCAAATCCGCCGACTTTGCCGGCGGTGTCTTCTTCTAAGAACTGTCTGTTTGCAGCCGTCGTTCTTTGCTCTTCAGGCGACAAGTCAGTAAAAACGTCTTTAATGCCCAGCGCCGCGTTTTGTAATGACGCGCCTGCGCCACGCAGACCGCGTCTTAACGCGCCGCCTTCACGCATCTGCGCAACGTCTTGGTCGACCTGAATGCCCTGCCGAATTTCTTGAACACGCGCCTTAATTTGCGGCGAGTTCGGATCAATGTCGTCAGGGATGTTTCGTAAAACGATGCCGTCCTTGGTTTCTATGGTGTACGGCATTAGAAATCCACCACAACTCTTGGGGTTGATCCAGATTCACCGCCTTGTGCAGGCGATTGCCCGCCCAGTTGTTCTGGAACGTTAATCGGCAAGCCTTGTTCACCAAAGACCGCATTGTTGCGACCCAGTTCGTTACCAAGGAATTGAACGCGGTTGTACTTGGCTTGGTACAACTCACGCAACAATCTTTCAACAGTCTGCGGGTTTTGCAACGCGTTGAAATCTCCACCTAGCGCCTGAATGACGCGCTGTGCGTCGTATTCGGTCATCACGCCAGGGCCAACAATGGTTTCTCGGAACATGCCAAGTAGACCCTGCAACTGACCGCGAGCCACTTGCGTCGCCAACTCATCCGGCGACAAGCCACTGCCAAACAACGTCTTGGCGTTTGCCGCAACCTGATCAGCAAGTCGCTTAAAGCCAATGTCTGTGTCCTTCACAGTCTGGAAGTAGTTATTTAATTTGCGTAGTGCAGATAGTTCCGTGCGCTGTTCATCGCGCAGATTAATAAACTGCTGTTGATTCAACGGCCCACCCATGCTGGGCGTGCCAGGGCGTGCGCCGGCAGGGGCAGGCGACCATCCTGTGTCTGTCTGCACTTCGTATTCGCCCGTTGACGGGTTAAACCGCGACTTCACCACCCTGCCGGTGGGCAGCACCATTGTGTCGGACTGTTGATAGTTGCGATTGCTGCCAAAGCCACTAACTGCACGCAGCGCCGCCTCTTCGTTATCAAGCAGCTTTCCTCCAACATCAATTAGCGCATTAGCCTCCACATCACGCTGCGCATACGGGTCAGCCACAAACCGACCGCCAGCAATCGTGCCGTAGTTACCAACCTTCATGGGATCTTGCGCAGCCATTGCACGACGCAGGTATTGCGCTTGAACGGGTTGGAAACTTTCGCCTGCAAACTGTGCCGCCAACGCGTTTAGCATGGCGCTATCGCCTTGCTGCGCACGCTGCTGGGCAAATTCATTCAGTGCGGCAACGTCAACAGGATTGCGAAGTTGGGTCAAAGCACGGCTTAACATCTGCCGCCCCGTGCCAAGTTCGTCTTCATTGGCGTTTGAGGTCAACGTACCGCCAACCGACTCTTTGGCTTTCTGAAGCACACTGGGTCTTGCAGTCGGTGCGGATGCAACAGCCGGCGGCTGGCTAACCGCAACCCCACGATTGCCGCCCATCATGGCCATGCGCAACTTTTCCTCTGCGTCCTTCACAGGATCGACAGAGAAGTCAGTGCGCGGCATGTTGTAGTTCATGTAATTGACCATAAAAGCTGTCCTCTTCAGGGCATGTACATGGAGCGGATGCCTATGAAGTCTTCTTCTTCCTCTTCTTCCATTGGGTTTGCCGCCATGTTGCGGGGTTTTCTCAACGCCCTAAGCATAGCTTCTTGCCGCGCATTGAAGTCTTGATACTTCCCTTCAAGCTGTTCCTGCCCCTTACGCGCACCGTAGGCGTTAAACAATTGCCCCGCATACTGCGTCAAGGACGGCGCAACGTAGTGCTTGCCGACCATCTGACCTTCGGGCGACGTCATGCTGCGATCCCGCATCGCATCGACCTGTGCCTGCTGACGCGCCATCTGCGCTTCTTCAGGACGCATCGCGCCAATGCTGATTAGGTACTCAAAATACTTGTCATCGTCATTCATGGCTTAGCCTCCAAACCCAAACAGCCCAGGCGCACCAATCGCTGCGCTACCTAATCCAAACAACCCGCCCATCAAGTTCGCGCCGCCTGCTTGTTGTGCATTGTAAGCGCCTAGTGCCGCATCGTATCCCATCTGCGTCGCGTTCAGAATCTGCGGCGTCTCTGCTCGCCCTGACGCGTTAAACGTCGGCATCTGCGGCATTCCGACCTGCTGGCCAGAAAGCAATGCGTTCATTTCGTTCAGCGACATGCCGCGACGTTGCATCTGTTCGGCAATTGCCTGCTGACGCAACTGGTTCATTTGGTTGGCGTACTGCTGGTTCAAACCAAACTGCTGTGCAGCGGCTTGGTTCTGAGCCTGCATACGCTGCAAGTCCAACGCCGACGCCTGCCCTAATGCCTGATTGCCAAACTGCGCAGCGGCCAAGTTTTGCGCAAACTGCTGCTGGCCCGCTTGGTTAGCTAAGTTCGCCTGCCCCATCATCTGCTGATAAAGCTGATTTTGGGCTTGGTTCCCAAACTGTCCTGCGCCTAATGCCTGTGCATACGCCTGCTGAGTGGCTTCGTTGCCAAACTGGCCAGCGGCAAGCTGTTGACCAAACTGCTGCTGCAAGGCTTGGTTCTGCGCCTGCCGCGCTGCCATGTCTTGCTGGAAAGCTTGGTTAAGGGCTTGGTTCTGGAACTGGTTTGCTGCCAAGCCCTGCTGGAACGCTTGGTTCGCCGCTTGGTTTGCAAACTGCCCGCCTGTGACGTCCTCTTGGAACGCTTGCTGACGCTGACCCATCTGCATTCCGTACAGACGCTGTGCTTCGTTGCCAGCAATGTCCAAGGCGTTAAACCGTTCTGCCGCCTGTCTCTGAGCTAAATCATCTAATGCACGCTGGTAGCCTTCGGTGCCAACTTGAAAACCCTGATTGCTTAACTGCGTCTCAAGCTGCTGCCGTGCATAGTCCTGCTGCGGCTGCATACGCGCCATCAAGTCGCTGGCAATGCGGTCACGGTAGGAAGCATCAAACGCGGGTAGCGCGGGGTTATCGACAACGTTCAGGCCACGCTGCACGGCTTCTTGACCAGTCTGACCAGCGAGGCCACCCGTCATCGACGTAAAGCCGGTGTTTACACCTGTCGGCGCTACACCACGCTGAATATCGCCTGTCATGCTTTCGACGCCCATCTGCGGGCCGCCAAAGTTAAAACCACCAACAAAGTTTGTGCGGCCAACATCTGTTTGCAGCCCTGGCACATAATCTGCCGTCGCAGTTTGCAATTGTGCGGGCGTGCCGGCAGACGTTAAAGCTGGCAGGTTTTGCCAATCAAACGGTTGGCCGTACTCATTGGCTACACGACCCATAAAGCCTGACGCTAAATCGCTACGGCCTTGCTGAAGGCCAAGCTGTGATTCCAGTGCATTTTGTAGCTCTGGCGCAAGCGTCGTGTTTTGCGTCCACTGCGTAACCAGATCGCCTGTCGCAGGATCGCGAACTGCTTGGGTGTCCCAAGTGGTTGAGCCAAACGGCGTGTTTTGCACAGGCCGGTTGGCAAAGTTCTGCATGTTGAGGGCTTCTTTGGACAGTTCCCCCTGTAGCTGTGCTGCGCCGACATAGTCTGGCGGTGCAGGTGCTTTACCCTTACTCATTGCAACGTCTCCTTTGCAAGATACCGGCAGTCCTCACGTCGCATTTCTAGCAACACGCAGTCAACCGTCTCTGCTATTTGCTTAAAGCCTATTTTTTTGTTAAACCGAATTGCCTTGTCAAAATCCTTTGGCGTCAAACCGTAAATTGCTTTCACGCCAATAGACTCAAACGGGTATTCAAACGCCGCCTTCAACAACTTCTTCGTCAAGGAATGCGGCGTGTCGAAAGCAACGTGCATAAAACAACTTTCGGGAGTCCATGAGCCAAACGCCACAGCGGCTGCAATTTCGCCGTTGTCGCGGATAGCCGCAATCGTCCGCAAGTCCGTCGACCAGGGAATCTGAGTTTGTTGACTCATCCATTGCCATATCACAGGCGGCTCATTAGGTTTGTCAGTTACGAGCTTCATGCCAGCATCCGCCTATTACCTTTGACCGGCCTCATCACTTGTCTTTCTTCGGCTGCTCGAGTTTGAGCTTCTAATTGCGCCAGCATTGCTAGTTCTGCTTCTAACGCAGCCTGCTCTGCGGCACGCTGTTCAGCTGCGCGTCTTGCTGACTCTTGGCGCGCAAGCTCAGCCTGCCGTTGCGCTTCAGCTTGGCGCTGGGCTTCGGCTTGTTGCTGCGCTTGAAGTTGAGCTTGGCGTTGAGCTTCTGCCTGTCTTTCACGCTCTGCTGCTTGCCGCGCTGCTTCTTGCTGACGCGAAATTTCTGCCTGTCTTTGACGTTCTGCTTCCGCTCGGCGTTGCGCTTCTAGCTGTGCTTGACGCTGTGCCTCTAGTTGAGCTTGACGTTGTGCTTCCGCTTGCCTAGCTAATTCTTCCTGGCGAGCTATTTCTGCTTGACGTTGACGCTCGACTTCAGCTTGACGCCGTGCTTCAGCTTGTCGTTGCCTTTCAAGCTCAGCTTGCCGCTGCAATTCAGCTTGTCTTTGACGTTCTTGTTCTTGTCGAGCTACTTGCTCTTGTCGTGCAATTTCCGCCTGACGTTGACGCTCCGCTTCAGCGCGACGTTGAGCCTCTGCTAATTGAGCTTGTCTAGCGGCTTCTTGTTGACGAGCGATTTCAGCTTGACGTTGCGCTTCCAATTGCGCTTGCCGCTGACGCTCTGCCTCTGCTTTACGCGCTTCTTCTGCTCTACGCGCCTCCTCTGCGCGGCGAGCTTGCTCTGCTTGTCTTGCTTCTTGTTCACGCATTGCGCGTTCAATTTGTTCACGCAAAGCTAGTTCTTCCGCACGTCTTTGAGCTTCTTCTCTTGCCCGCTGTTCGCGTGCTAAGCGTTCTTGCTCAGCTTGCCTTGCCGCTTGTTCGCGTGCGCGTTGTTCGTTAGCAAGACGCTCTTGTTCTGCCCGACGCGCTGCTTCTTCACGGGCAATACGCTCCTGCTCAACGCGGCGGGCTTCTTCGGCCTGACGCGCCTCTTCTGCACGACGAGCTTCCTCTGCTAACCGTGCTTCCTCTGCCCTTTTAGCTTCTTCAACAAGACGCGCTTGCTCAGCTTTTTGCGCTTCTTCGGCAACGCGTGCCGCTTCTGCCGCTTGCGCTTCTTGCGCAGCCAGCGCTTGATCAATCTGATCGCGCAAAGTTAATTCACCTGATGGCTGTGTGATGGTTGCGGCATCACTGGGCATTGCGACGTTTCCGCCAACCGATGACAAGTCTGGCCCCCCCACAAAACCCGTATCGCCAAAACCTGCGCTGCCGCCTGCATTTAGACCAATAAACGGGTTTGTAAACGGATTGTTTGGCCCGTCAATGGGACTAATAACTTCAGAGCCTGGATCAAATGTACCGCCAGCCGTCGGATCGAAATTTTCGGTAACGGTTGTACCTAAGTCATTGCCATAGTCCACAAGAGGATTAGTCGACTCAGGCACGCCTGTGTCATCTAATTCTTCAACTGTTACTTCACCAACAGGCTCAGTCCAATCGCCAATAAACTCATCTAATATTGGATCAGGCGGCTGAAAATCGACTGGCCCTGGAACAACAAAATCTGGCTCTTCGACAACCGGCTGTTCAATAACTGGTTCGTCAACTAGTTCCTCAATAACAATTTCAACCTCTGGCTCAGGTTCTGTCTCTGAGGCAGGGGGTAATTCTGGCTCTGGCTCTGGAACCGGAACGTCAACAAAAATGTCGTCTTCTGGCGCAACCGGCTCAATAGTAATCACGCTGTCCAGTTCTTCTGGCTCAGGCTCCGGTTCGGGTTCTGGCTCAACTTCTGGTTCCGGCTCTGGCGGAAGCGGCGGCGGTGGTTCTTCTACAAAAATATCGTCACCAGGATTAACTGGTTCAATGGTAATTACGCTTTCAGGTTCCTTATCAGGCTCCGGTTCCAGTGTTGGGGGCAACGGCTCAGGAGGGGAAGATGGAGGAATAGGATTGTCTACAAAAATATCATCGCCAGGATTTACTGGTTCAATGGTAATAATTCCTTCCGGCTCATTTGGCTCCGGTTTAGGCTTTGGAAGCGGCACTGGTAATGGTTCAGGCGGTGGCAATGGAACAGGTTCGTCCACAAAAATATCGTCACCAGGGTTGACCGGCTCAATAGTAATTATGCCTTCTGCTGGCGGCTCTTCGGGCTGAGGAGCGGGAGGAGGCGGTGGTGGAGGCGGCGGGAATACTGGCTCAGGCTCTTCTGCCCAAATATCGTCACCAGGCTCTACAGGCTCAATAATGATTATGCCTTCTGAATCATCTGGCTCCGGTTCAGGGGCTGGCGGTAGCGGTACAGGAGTGTCTGCCCAGATGTCATCTCTAGGAGTGACTGGTTCAATCGTAATAACACCTTCTGGTTCATCTGGTTCAGGTTTAGCAGGCGGTGGTTCTGGAAGCGGTGGTTGTGGCGGTGTTTCACCTCCATCTGGATTTTGCGGTTTTGGCTTATCGCGTTCTGTCGACGGCGGAACGTCTACAGGAGGCGGAGGAGGATCAGGTGGGGGCTGATCATTTGATCCGCTACCGCTAGGCGGAGTGGGCGAAAGCGGAAACGGCAATTCAAAACGCTGCGGGTTAAGTAATGCTGCGCGCCGCGCTGCATAATTTAACTCGTTTGGACTTTTCATCCAATCAAACATTAACGGGCTAACACCGCTTCCCATGCGAGGGCCTTGCGGAGCATCGCCCCGCAATGACGCAATCATGGCGCTTCGGTAGCCTTCTGCCATTACACCACTCCGCCCAGCTCAGTCATCATGTGCGACGAGGTAAAGATCGTTCCCGACAAGCCACGCACACGCATACGCAGCGAGCCGTAGTAGCCCAATCCCGTCGTCCCAATCCATGCCTGGTAGCTGTTATTAGTTCCTACCCAACGCGCCACGTTCCAGTTACTTTCGTTCCAGAGCGAGTCGAGCGTTTCTGCAAACGACGGCGAGCCTGCCGTGTTGCTAAAAGTGAACTGCGTGTTGACCTGCACTTTTACCGACGGTGCAACAGGGGCGATAAAAATTGGACGCGCCAGGCCAAACTTCTTTAACTGCGCAGGCGTGCCAAACGCGTTAAAGGCGGTTTGCATATCGCCTTCAATTGCATCGCCACCACTACCATCTGTTTCAACACCGTCTGATGCTCCAAAAAGCCCGCGAGCAACGCGGCCATCTTCGGTGCCAAAGTAAAGCTGCCCGTTGAGCAACGCACAGCACGCCATAGGCACGCCAGAAAACGTACACCACGCGCCTGTGTTCACGTTCATCGCGAACTGCTGATACACGCCTAAGTTTTCCGGCAGCTTGATTACCAGCACGTCGCTATCTGCAACGACGAAAACGTCCCATGATTTTTCGTCTTTAAGCTGCGACACTAATGGCCCCAGTACTGACTGAATCTTTTGCGATGGCCCTGGTTGGATTTCACTGAACTGACCGTTGACCAGACGCGACACAGGCACCAAGCCCAGCGTCGACACGATCATCACGTCGCCGCCATAGCCTGTGAAGAAACGCCCGTAAGTCGGCACTGGCCCGACGTACCACACGCCCTGCAATGCAAACGAGTTGGCATTAGAAGGGTCTGTGCCTCGCCATACGCCGACGTCGCCTTGCGAGCCGACCACAACCAAGTGATCATCGACACCAATACCGGCATCGAGCGTCCAGTTAATTAAGCCGCGTACATAACCGCCGTTACGCAATAGCGAACCCATCTCAAACGACGTGGCTGTGCCGGCTATGGCGTCAACGGTGTCGAGATACCAAACCTTTGAGCTTTCTTTTTCCGTGAACCATACGCGACGCTTCCACACCGCTACCGACGTCAAATCTGTCGGCAAATTAGTTGGCGTCTGCTGCACCCACCCGTTTGTTGTGTCGTAAGTCCAGTATCCGGCGCCAGGTGATACCGCCAACAAAAACATGTCGGCGTTGGTTGAAAACTGCGTAACCGACCACTGATCGTCCGTAGAGGACGTCCCTGTCACAACCTGCACAGGCGTTGAACCCGTCACGTCGTAAATGTTGCCGCCCGCTGCGGCAAAGATTTTGTTGTCGGCAGGATCAGGCGCGTTAAACGTAAAGATCGATTTAATGGGCAGCGACACCGTCGATGACGTGTACTTCCAGCCCTTGCGTAACTGCACACCCGTTTGCGTCGGGATAAAGTTATCTAGTACCAACGCGTCGTTGGGCGACATGTTGCTGATTGGGTCGCGATAATTCAGGCCGCCCACAGGGGCAGGCAAAATAAAGGGTTGCGCTACCCTTGCCGCAGCCGACACTCTCGGCTGCTTAAATTGTCTGACAGAAACGAGCGGCATTACGAGCCGTATCCCGTATCAGGGGTGTTAGTCAACGGCTGGATGTACGGGAAACGATTCATACGCACCATCGACAGCACGTTCGCTCCCTTTTCATTGCCCTTTCGGTTTTCGTAGTTGACTTGGAAGTCACGCATAGCGGACGACGAATCCAAGCCTTTAATTTCCAGCCATTTGACGCGAGCTAACAGCGTCGTCAAGTACGAATCCAAAAGGATGACGTCGCCGTTTTTGGTCGCGCGATTCTTGTACAGCGACGAGTTATCCTGGTCGCGCACCCAGGCGACCGACTGGTAATAAAACGTCAGAGTCTGGGCGGACGTGGGTGGCGACAGGATGTAAAGCTTGTTGTCGCGAACTTGCCAATAAAACGACAAGGTGGGCAGCGTCTGACGGATCAGCAACTGCTGCCACATTTGCGGACTGACCGGCCCAATCGCCGGCCACTGCATCGTGCTATTCCACTGCGTTTGATCAAGGAACGAATAAAAGTCCTCGGGCAAGTCAAACGCCTTTTCGCTTTGCCCAGGCGAATCCGCAACGATGCTAATGGAATGCGTCTTCGTCAGTTCTTGCCAGTCTGCAATCGACAACAAATCAATGCCGGCCAGATTGACCGACTGCACCATCTGCTGGACAGCAGGATCGGTGTCACCTGCCGGATCGGCAGGGGTAGGAAAGCCCACCAGAGCAGCGACATTTTGGACGATTGCGGATAACGTCGAATCGTCAATGATCTGGTAGGCCATTCCTATATCTACTCCTCAGTTTGCTTGGACTTACCCTTGGAGTTCATCATCTTGGTCAGCGCTTCAATCTGTGCCTGCATCTCTTCAATCTTTGCATCACGCTCTTTAAGCTCAAGATTCATCTTCTCAATCGGTGCGTTGCCTTTCGCCAGTTCAATAAACGCATTGGCTGCACGCTTGTCTTCCTGAAACCCAAAGAATTTCTGCCCTACCGCATCCGGCGCGACGGCCAACTGTTCCACCGTATGAATGTTGAAGAACTTGTATTCCTCAACCTTCGCGGGCGTCATCTTTGGAAGAGAAGACAGCGGAGTGCCTTCAATGACGTTACCCGCGCCGGCTTTCCACTTCTCATATCGCGATGCAAAGCGCTTCGCATCAATTGAATTAATCGGACGCTCAATGATGCTTAGCTTGTCACCAGGCACCATGATTCGGATGTAGTCGGTTTCTTTGTAGATCGCTCGCCCTTCCTGTTCTGACAGCCCAGGCTGCAACACAGGTTTGCGAAAGAACTGCACAAACAAACGGTCATCCATACCAAACCGTGACTCATCTAATCCAGGGGCGTCGGGGACGCCGCTCCAATCTGTCGGTAATGTGGCGGTATTCACCTGCATGGGATTTTCCTTTTAGTGGTTATCAAAGAAGGACAGCGCGGGTGTTACCCCGCGCCATCCGGTTGCTGTCTTACAGCGTTGCGCCGACAGACGGATACGTGAAGATCGCATCCGCGTTAGTCGCCGCTTCGGCACCCGTGGCAGTGCCAAGCACCAAGCCCACGATGGCTTCGGCACCAGCGGTGCCGTCGTCGTCGACAGCGCCAGCGGTGCCGGTGCTGTTAAGACGGGTTCCCTTCGCGGCAGACGCCAGCGTGCGAACGCTGCCCTTGCCGTAAATCTGGAACCAGCCAAACTCGTTGTCGGCCAACACAGCCTGTGCAGCACCGACGCGTGAGCCGTGACCGGCAGCGCCAGGAGCAGTCGTCGTGGTGCTGGCCATCGCAAAGTCAAAGTTAGTCTCTTCAACGCACAAATACCCAGCGCCCGTCACCGCACCCTTGGCGCGGCCATACACAAACTCCTGATAGCCGTTCGACGGATCGTCGTAGCCACCCACGGTTCCCAAGCGGAAAGCCGGCACTGCGGTAGCCGCAGTGACCTGAGCTTTGCTAATTCCAATAACTGCTGAACTCATAAATCTGTCTCCTTAAAAAAGCCTTGGTAGGGAGGGGTTCACCCACCTACCAAGGCAAGGTGAACCCCCACCACGGGGCCATTAGTCTTGAATGCGACCCTGGAACTGCGCACCACGGCAGGTCAGGTTGCCGGCCCAAGCCAAGATCTGCACTTCGGCATCTTGGTTGATGGCATACCGACGGTTCGGGCTGAGGGCCACCATGTTGCGATCACGATGCGGACGCATCGAGATGTACTTGGTGTTCAGCATAAAGCCGGTCGAGGCGTCGATGTAGCCACCGATACCACCGTCAAGCACCACGTCCGCGTCCATAAATTTCACGGTCGGGAAGCCAAGCGAGCCGGTCGACGGATCGGTGAAGCGCTGCTGCGCCTGCAACGAAGCCATGTAGTATGACCAGTACACGTTGTCGAGAATGACGAGGTCGGGACGATCCGAGCCACGCACCAACTGCGCCCACAACGCGTTCAAGCCAGCCTGAATGGTGGTTGAGCCTGGGGTCGGCGTGCCAGGGGCGGCAGAGAAGTCGTACACCTTGGAACGCCAGAACGTCCAAGTGGCACGGTCAATGCCGCCATAGGTGCCGGTGGTCGGGTCGGACGGCACAGCGGCATCTAAGCCGGTGACTTCCTTACCGCCAGCGCCAGTGCCGTCAGAATAGACAGACTCAGCGAGCTTGTTAGCCATCGTGGCTTCCGCCACGTTGATGCGGGCTTCAAGCAAGTCGATGAACGCCTCACGACCGCTGTTCTGCAACATCTCCAAGCCGCTCATCACGACAGGGCAGGCAAGCTGCTTGATGTTGAACTCAGCAGCGCTAATCACGTCCTGAGCCGCAACCGGCAACAAGTCATAGCCGCTGTAGAAGCCCGCGTTGCCGTTTTCGGCAAAGCTCAACTCTTCAAGAATGACGTTTCCGCCCCCAAAGGGCTTCACATTGCCGCGCTGGTTGAGCTTGGCAAGCAAAGCGTTGTTCTTGGTGACGTTGTCAGCAATCGACCGCGAACGATTCTGAATCGTGGTCGCAATAATGTCCGTAACGGACGTATTCGCAAATGCCATTTTTTGTTACTCCATGAAACGGTTGCCCTTACGGGCGTTTTCTTCCGCCGAAAGCAACTGCAAGTTGTTTTCGACGTGAAGGCCACACACATTCGTCCCTTGCAGCGGAACTATGTGGTCAACCGTCATGTTCATACGCCGCGCTTCGGCGTAGATGGCATTGATGACCTGTTTGTCAGCCCAAGTGGGGCATTGTTGTTTGACAACAAAGCCTCTTAGGATATTTCGCTGCCTTATCTTGTCGTAATGCCTGCGATACTTTTTGCGTTCATACCAGCGAAAGCGTTCTGGATCTTTACGTCGGGCTTCTTGAAGCCAGAGCTTTTTGCGTTCCCGTACTTCGGGATGGCGCTGTCTTTCTCTGGCTTTAGCATTAAACGCCTCTCTATTGCGCTGACGATAGGTTGCGCTGTAGACGCGTTGCTTTGTTAAAAACCGTCTGTCCTTTTCCTCACGCTTCCTGCGGGCATACTGGCGCACACGTTCACGCGAGCATTCCACACAAGTCCATGACCGAGAAAACCGCAGCCCTTCTAGTTCAGGATGTTTTTCACACACCTTTCCTTTGTAAAGTCGTGGTTTTCTCGCCACGATGTGTTTTTATCATCATCTAGTGTGAACTGCAAGCGCAGCTTCAATTGCAGATCGCACGTCGGTCGCTCCTTGTTGGGGAACGGCCAAAGCCGGCGCACCTGACACACTGACCGCAGCGGCTTTAGCTTTTTGTGCCGCACCTTGAAGCGACTGCGCACCCCTAGCTTTAGCGCGGGCTTGTAACACTGTGCGCACTTTAGAATTAATCATGCACGCCTGCCTATAAGCGTCGTTTAAGCTAATTTCACGCCCGCGCTTTTGCGCCAACTCCATAATGTCGGCCATTTCTTCGCGCACGTCTTCGCCAAATTCAGCCTTTTCTAAAAACTGCCCGACTTCGCTGACCGCCTGCTGCTGTACCTGCGCAGCTTGGGCAGCTTGTGCCTGCTGATACTGCGACATGAACTGCTGCATGGGAGCCAATTGCTGTTGAAGCAATTGCTGCATCTGCGCTTGGTTAGGATCAACTTGCGGCACTTGCCCTGCCAGCGCGGAGTCAAGTTGTTCAATGAACGTGTTGCCAAACCGGCCTACGCCAAACTGTTTGACAATGCCAGCAACCAAGTTAGCTAAATCAGGCGCAGGAGCCGTGCGTAACCGCGCTGCGGTCGCCATAAGCGAATCAATCGCCGCCAGCGTATTGCCGCCTTCAGCTTTAATTAGCATTTCATAGGGCTGCACTGTGCGTTGAATGGATTCCGCGAGTTTACGGGCTTCGGACGTTTCCTGAAGCGTACGCTGTACTTCCTGTTCGCGACGCATCACTTCCGCACGCACGTCGGCGGGCAGCGTCGACCAATGCTCACGCACTTCCGGTCGCCATGACACGGGAGCCTTTTCCTTGACCGGCTCTGACTTTGGCTCAGACTTTGGCCCAGGCGTAATAGCCGGTGTGTCTTGCGCTTTTAGCGCTTCGTTAATAGACGGTTCTTCTTTGGCAAACTTACCGTCCGCGCTGCGGACAGGTTCTGCTTTAGTTTCTTTGGCAACAGGCTCTGTTGGCTCTGCCACAGGCTCTGGCGCTGGGGCAGCTTCAACTGCCGGTAAATCGTCTTCCTGCGGAACAGCCGCTTCTAACGCGTCCCGTATCGTGGTGGGTTCAGTCATTTGTTATCGTCTCTCTAGTTGTCGTATCGCCTCGGCAATGTCCTTTTTTGTGACACTGCCACCATTTCTCATGTAATGCTCCCGTTCGCTTCTGGCTTTGTCCCAGTGCGACTTAAAGTCATCCGCTGTGGTTAATCCCATTCGCTTCATATATTCGCGATGTTTTTTTCGGCTGGAAATGTCGCTGCCATCTGTTGCGCGTAAGCCGTGATAATGCCGGTCATTCCACAACGCACTTGTGCGTGTATCTTTGCTAGGCAACCACTTTGCGGTTACTTCAACCATTTCGCCCACTTCAGGGTCGTATACCCACTTACGACGCATATCACTTATCCTTTGCCGTTTTGGCGGCTTCCTTGAAATCCTTGGCAGTCGGCGCACCTTTCTCACCAAGCTTACGCATCCGTTCGCCACTACCCTGCGCAATTCGCTCGCGCTTTCTTAGAATGTTTGCGTACAATCCCATTTTGCTCACGGCACATCCTCCGCACTATGCCACTCGGTACTACGCTTGAGAAACTTTGGCCATTCCACATTTCTACAGAAAGACTTGTCTTCTACTAACACATGGTTTGTCGGCTGCGCGGTAATGCGGCCATTGTTTAAGGCGATAAAGTAAAACTCCTTGCCCTGTTCTGGCTCTGCCGTAAACGCATCAGCAGTTGGCACCATCGTGAACATGTACATCCCGTCGTGTTCGCTCTTGTCCTGCAACTTCACCTTCGCGTTCATGCCTGACAAGAACGGATACTCAATCGTCGAAAACTGCCAGCCATACGCATCCCATGTCGCCGCCTGCCATGCTTCCCACTCTGGCGCGTCATTACTCAGCGCCAGCTTGTGAAGCGGCACGTTGCGATACACCGCCCCGCATTCCAACAACACATGACAACCAAACGCCCTGCCTGGATAGCTCGTTAAACCAAACCAGACGCCGCGTAGCCAGCCATGTTCGCCCATGGCATTTGGCTCTACCCACACATACAAATGGCGCGGTAAAGCTCCTGCGTGCGTATAAAGCAATGCGCCTCCCTGTTACGGTGCTTTGTAGACAGCAATCAGACTGGAATTGGCGCTAGTCGTCGCCGTCCAGCCGGTCGCGTTAGACGTCAAGTTCAACTCAATGCTGTAAACGCCCTTGCCGGCCCCACCTGGCACAAGCAAGTGCGTGTGCGAATCGTGCGAAATCGAAATGTCCGTGTGGTTATTGTCCGTTGTTGTCACGATTACGCGATGCAAATACGTCTTAGCCGTCGTGTTGCCAATAGCCGCAGCCGTTTGATTTGCGCCCACAATCGCGTGTTCAAACTCAAATGGATAAGTAATTCCGGACATTGCCCTAGTCCTTTTCCATTTCGTCGTCGTCCTCTTCCATCTCCGACGACTCTTCCATTTCTTCGTCTTCTTCCGACGCTTTGTACGGAATGTCTCGAAGCTGACGCAGGATTTCTGCGTAGATCATCATCTTGTTCATGGCTTACCTCACAATGGGCGGCATCGCGGAATTCGGTTGCATCGCGGCACGCGCCATCGCGTTCATCTGCACCACCTTGGCCTGCGTATCTACAGTTGTCTCACGCGCATTGGCTTCGCGTTCTTTGGCCTTGGCCATTTCTGCCGCCATTTCCACTTGCTGCATGGGCGACGGCTCTTGCGGCTGTACGCCCGTTTGCTGCATGGAACCAATTGCTTGATCCAGCACGCCTTCGATTTCGGACGACACGCGGAACTTGGACACCGCCCACTGCAACAAGCGCAGTAGGTACGGCGCAGCCCCTGGCACTTGCTGTGCCATTGGCGCGACCTGCGAGACAAACGCGCCTAAGCCCTGCATGAACTGCACGGCAGCATCACGTTCTGCGGCATAGTCCATTGCCGCCATCGAATCGGCTTCTACCGAAATGCGGTACTCGGCAAGCTGTTCGTCTTTGATCAGGGCAATAGCTGCTTGCGCATACTGAGCGTCCGGTGTGCGCATAATGTTGGAACGCGTGGCAATTGTCTCCGGCTGGAAGTGCTTGGAGATGATGTCCGCCTTGATGCGCAACGCGTGCGTAATCCACTCAGCAATGTAGAACTGCGACAACTGAATACGGGTCGAGCCAAACTGCGCTTTGATTTGCTGGGCCGTAGCCGTTTCAGATGCCTTGGACGATCCACGCATAACGTCCGAAATGCCCAGCACTTCGTAAATCTGCATGGTCTTGTCTTGGCGGTACTGGCGCAGTCGTTCAATGCAATTGACCACCTGTTCGATTGGGGCAAAGTCGACCTTGCCTTTGACACCGCCCGACTCTGCAAACATCGCCCAGTTGTCAACCGGAATCAGTTGATTTTCAGCCGCCTGACTAAACATGCGTCCGACTGAATCACCTGCCGCCTTGTCATAGACGCCTGCCACCTTGGCCGCCCGCGTCAGCCAAGTAATGCGCGTGTTGATTTCGTCCAATTCATTGAACTGATCCTGCGCAAAGATGTAGTCCGCACGCGGCATGAAATTCGACGACGTGACGTTTGCGGCCAAAGGCTTCGGACAAGGGAAAAACGTATCCAACTGCAACGGATCTTCTTTGACGTCCAAGATAACCTCAGAACCTTTGGCCATCCAGTAGACGCGCTTGGTTTCTTTTTCCCAAATCTCAAACACCTCGGCCTTTGCCCACGGGTCAAACTTTGGCGCTTGATCGTTTTGCGATGATTTCTGCGTCGTCTGTAGTGGCACTGTCTTGCCGATTTCTTCGCCAAAGCGGCTCATCAATTGATCGCGTGTCATGTACACGCGACGCGCGACCCAGCGCACTTCGTCCCAAGTGCGAGCAGGCGACCAAAAGAAATCCTTCCAGTAGATATAATCGACCGGCGCGTCTTCGTTAACAATTCGTTCGTAGGTCTGCTCCGGCACCAATTCTTCGCCCGTGATCGGGTCAAGCTGGGCGGGAATGACTTCTAGCGCCGTCTCAACCTCATAGCGCAGCCAAATCTGGCCCAAACCCACAACCAACCAATCCTCAATGCCCTGACGAATCGCGGCATCCCAAGTCGAGATGTTGTCGTCAAACGACTTATTCAGCAGGCGCTGCACAATCTGCCCTGCCACTCGCGCCTGATCGTCGTCCGCGTCCAAAAACGCACGCGCCGCCGACGCTTTGGGCGGGCGGGCATAGAGCAAACTCAGTAAGACTTTGGTGCTAGACCAAAACAGATTGACCCGCGACTCTTCCTTCTGCCATTCGTCGCGCTTGTCAAGGTATCGACGCGTAATCTTGTCCGCGTCATCGTGGAACTTTTCTAACTCTTTCTTCGACGCTTCCAGTTCTGCCGACCATCGCTGGGCTAGGCCAGTCGGGGTGTCGGCAAAGTCATTGGCTGACTCTATGCGTTCGCTATTTTCCATTTATCCCAACCTGCCGTAAGTTCGTGGTTGACAGTCCCAAATGTCTTCCAAGGCAAATGCGTAGTTGTTGCCGTCGCCTTGGCGCGTTGCGATAGTAGCATCAGGACTTGACTTTTTACCAGAAACAGGTCTTGTGGATAACGATAAGTAACGAAAAGCGTCAGATGCGTGGCTATGTTGATCATGTTTCGGGCGGCTGCGGTACGTTTGCGTCCGCTCATCCCACTCACGCATGTACGCCCGTAAATGCTCTAGCCCCTCGTACACGGCTTTCTCATCAAACCAGCATTTTGGGATGGTAAGCCTTGTCGCCTCAATGCCGTCCTGCAACGACATCTCCGGCACTAGGCGCGGGGTAATGCCTGCAATCAGGAATTGTTCGATGATGCTTTTGCCCGTTTGGAGGCTCTTGGCTTTCGCGTCGTGCGGGAGCCAGACTTGCCCGACTTTGTACGGACGCGATTTGATCCAGTCGATGTAGTGGCTGATTGGCTGTCCATCGGCTTCGTAGAAGTCGCAGACGCGGTATCCGTCGCGGGTGGTTTGCCAGCCCCACCAAGAACAACTGTCCGTGTAACCCAAATCCGCGACCAAATCGACCGGATTTTCTGCGTCAACGGGATGATCACCCACCCTACCTTGCTCATACGCCTCTCCAATTAGTTTTGCGTAGTACGCGCCTGGAATCGCTGCATCGAAACTGATTTCGTATTCTGTGAGATACGTTTCTTCCGTCATTTGCGCACGCGCATCGCGCAGTTCGTCAGGATGCAAGATGTTAGTCTTGCTGGCCGGTAACTCCAACAGCACATGCGTGTCAGGGTTTAACCGCGCCTCTTCGCGCATCTGCCAAAAGAAATTTTTGCCGGCAGGCGTGCCGGCGAATATCGCCCAGCCGCGTCGGTCGGATAGTGCTGGTCGCAACACGCTGTACCAAGCGGACGGGCGAATCTGCCCGACTTCGTCTAATACGACGCCGTCAAAGTACATACCGCGAAGCGCGTCAGGGTTGTCCGCACCGGCTACGAAGATTGTGCTTTGGTCGCCGTACCCGTTGTTAATGACAAGCTTGAGTTCGCTTTCGTTTGGCGGCTTGGCCCAGATGGGCTTGCTCAGTTCCTTTAGGTAGTTCCACGCCACCTTTTTCGCTTGGTCGCGAAAAGGGGCGAGATACGCAAATTGTGGCTTCGGTTTATTTGTTTCCAGCGCGGCCACGATGATGTCGGCGCACATAGCGACCGTCTTGCCGGCGCGGCGGTGCGCAATTACGACCGCCCAGCGTTTGTTGCGCTGGTGTAGCGGCAGAAAGACGTTGCGGGGCTGGTAGCTGGTAATGTCCATTCAGTTTTTCAGAACAGGCGAATTTTGTGGTGGGAGATATGAGGGGGGAGGCTCCTGTTAAGCACCCTCTCCCCCCTGCCGATTGATGGGGGGTGGGGTGTCAATTTCGTCCACCTGGTGGTCAGTCTCGGACTCTATCAATTTACTCTTATCAATCAATGGCTTAGGCGCGGACTGTGTCGCGGGTGTGACGTCAACGATGCCACGCCCCGCAAGCCAGCCTAGATTGATCGTGATGCCTGCGCCTTGAGCGTTGACGGTTAAGGGCAACGCCTTAGCCACCATCCCCGCGAATATCTGGCGGTCTGCTACAGAGCCGTTTGCACGCTCTAATAGCCACGCTGCAAGCCCCTTCTTGCCTTTGCTGTCCGTGACTTCACGCGCCGCTATTTCGACAGCCTCGCGTATGGTTCGCGTAACTTTATTTTGCGTCCCTTTCGGGCGTCCCACAGGCAGGCGCGATCCGCTCAGTGGCGAGGGTTTCTGTAACTGCATTTTCGTTTCTTTTTTTGCAGTCTGCTGCTCTACTGAACTCATACACTAAGACTATCCGCATTGTGGATACAAACGCAACCCGTTGCGCTTTTCTCTTTACATACGCAAACGCTTGCCTATACTAGCCACACCAACCACGCAAACGAGGTAACAACGATGTTTGACTATGCAGACTTTGAACGCCACGCGAAAAAATACGAGCATTACAAGACCGCACGAATTCGCGGTCATGTATTTACGGAAAACGGCGAGCATGACTTAGAAGCCGGTCAGTTTGTCGCCGTTCGTCACATTCGCAACGCATGGAACGGTTTAACGCGCCGTGTTGAGCCGGTCTACAGCATCACCGCAAACGGTAGCGTTTGGGGCGTCATGTATGCGTCCAACCTTTCTGACTTTGTTTTATAACCACGCAAACGGAGACAACCATGCAAACGTTCACGAATAATGAAACCAACATGCAGTCAGAAGTCACGTTCGTCCCCTTGCCACTGCGCCATAAATCCGGCAACGCTTACCGCGTCACGCTGCACGATCTGGACTCTGGCGAGATTGTCCCTGTGGTGCGTTACTTCCCAACACTGGAGGCAGCAGCGGACTACGCGGAACGAATTGCAATGGGTATCAGTGAACCCAACGCGGTTGTGTCGGTTCCCGTGTGGAATTCGTAACATGAACGCCCCCCGCCTTAGCACTATCTTGATGTGCCTCGGGTATCCGATACTGCTCGCCGTCTTCTTCGTCGATCAACCAACCCAACCCGCACTCGCCGCACTCGGCGGGCTGATTGCATTCGCCGCCGCAGTCACGAACTATTGCGGCGACTGACCGCCCCTCAAAAGGGCGACACTGAGGGCGGCCATGTGCCGCCCTCTTTCTTTTCTGCCTAACTAACCGTCACAAATAACGTCCGTCACAGCGCCGTCGCACACAGGGGTACTACGTACCCCCTGTGACGCCTTGCGACGCTTGGTGCAACTTTTTGCGACGCTTTGCGACGCTTTGCGACGCTTGAACGAAAACACTAACCATAACAGACGCTTACACGCGCCAGAGCGTCACACGTTTTTTGTCACGCCTTGCGACATTTGTTGCAAAGCGTCACAAAACGCCTTGCGACGCCCCCCCCTATTTTCGCCAAAGATTGCGACGTTTAGAACTTTTGTGCAGACCCCCAAAATGACCGCATCGTGGCCAGGCTTGCGATCAATTTAGACCGCAATCCGTTTGCGCTTGACTACTCAACCGCTTGTGCTATTTTCTCCTCATGCGTTGCGATTGTCGCAACGCCCTAACGGAGACAAAACGATGCAAACGCAAACTCTGACTCTTCATTGGTCAACTTCACGTGGCCGAGATACTTACGGCTACAACATCCGGCGCATTACAGATATCACCACCGGCAAGCATTACCGCACATGCGGCGGCGGTTATGACATGACCGGATCGGTATTTGGTGAGTGGCTAAACGATGTGTATGCAGACCGATTGCAAGCCATTGGCCACCGCGCCGCAGCGTATTACTCAAAGGCTGGCGGTTATAAAACGCACACCGACGCCAACGGCTACCGGCTGCGCGGCTACATCTACGGCATGACCCGTAACGATGACACGGGCCGTGTGACGCTGGACGGCGCTTGCGGAATGTCATGCATGGAGGACATCGCGCAGGAAATTGGCTTGACCCTCAAGCGCGTCACTGACCGCAAGGGCAACACGATTGCTTTTATTGTTACGGATAACGGCGCACCTGTTGTACAGGAGGCCGCATGAATACTTACCGCAACCTTTTCCAGCAAATGGAGCAGCACGTCGCGGAACTTATGGCGCAAGGTTGGACGCGCCACGACGCCGAAAACGAAGCGTATGACCTGTTTATCGGTGCTGATGAACGGCACCCAGAGCGATACGAAAGCCCGCAAGAGGTGAGCGATGATTGACACCGAAAGCCCCGCCGGATCGTGGCGGCGGGAAATTTTGAATAGCCCCGCGACGACGACGCAATTGCGCGAAGTGATCAGCGAGCTTGAACACTGCTTGAAGGTGAGCCGCCGTGACTTTGATGAATTACGGGCGGCGAACTTGCACCTAGTCAAGCGTCTAGCGGAAGCCGTAGCGCGTGAGATGGAGCAACGGGCAATGGTCGCCAAATTGGAAAAAGAGTTAGAGGCATGGAGCGTTCGCAAGACGGGATAAACGTGGGCGGCATTCTCCCCTTGCCCACACGTTGAGGCAGTCAACGCAGAGCTAGCGGCGTGTCGGGCGTCGTACTGCCCCCCCGACATCTTTACGAGGTCAAACATGGAATACACACAAGACCGGCTAAGGTCGGAAATCCGCCGCCTTGAAGCTGAAAACGAAGCGCACAAAAGCGTCGAACGTGAGCGGGTGTGGACTGAAGCCGCGCTGTTTCTGATCGGCTTTGCGGTCGGCACGTTCCTCGGCTATCACTGGGGGGCGTGGTGATGACCCGCGACGATATTCGGCGCATGGCGCGAGAAGCAATTAAAACTCAACATTTTCACGGCTACCAACACTCATGGACTTTTCTTGATTCGGGGCTTGAATACTTCGCCGCTCTTATTGCCGCAGCCGAGCGGGAGGCGTGTGCTTTGGTGGCTGAATCTTATGAGCCAACCTGTGAGTCCTGCCCGAGTGGTGTGGCTAATGCGATCCGTGGGAGGAAAGCGTCATGACCGACGAACTGCACTTTGGCGCAACCCATGACAAAACAAAGCTCGCCGTTTTGCGCGAAGCCGTAGAGCGTGCTGACCACCTGGCGGCCACGCAGACGCGTTTGATCGAATCGCAAGACGCCTTGATTGCCACGCTTCAAGCGCGAATCAGGACGCTAGAAAGTGAGTTATCTGAGGTGAGGTGTGCGCTATGACTGACGGCATCCGTTTTGACCCCTGCCCGCATTGTCTGGGCAAGTTCTGGATCGACGATGGTTTTGGCGATTGGATCAAGTGTTCGGTATGCAATGGAGCAGATAGACAACATGAACGAAATACTCGAAGCCGCATTCGGCTGGTGTATAGCAATGACCGCCCTGTGGTTAAGCTGGAAAATTATGACGGCCCTGATTTGCCGCCCGCCGCTTAACCTGCCGCCCCCGTCTGAGGACGCCAAACGAGGCACAGGAAATTGGTGAGGGTAGAACTCACTGCACAAGAGGTGCAGATTGCAGCACTGGCGGCGGTATTACGAACCGGCGCAGCCCTGACGAACGCACTACAGCACCGATATGGGTACGACGGCGCGAATGGCTGGCAAGTTGAGATAGAGTCTAGTTGCGCCGAGCTTGCCGTCTGTAAGGCTCTAGGAGTCTATTGGAGCGGTTTAGCGGGGCCAGGGGCTAGGGATGTGACGGGGTGCGAAGTGCGGCACACAGAACTCGACCACGGGCGTTTGATTCTGCATCCGTCCGATCCCGACGATGTGCCGTTCGTATTGGTCACGGGGCGACGCGGTGACTACGAACTGCGCGGCTGGATTTTCGGAATAGATGGCAAAAAAGACATGTATTGGGATGACCCGACACGCAAAGGGCGTCCCGCTTTTTTTGTGCCACAAGCTGATTTAAATAAATGGGAATTAAGTGATGACGATAGACGACGAAGTGATACGCAAAGTGATGAGCGAAATGGGCAAGAAGGGCGGCAAGACGACAGGCAAAAGCAAGCGCCGTGGGGGGCGTGAATTTTACGAACGCATTGCTAGAATGCGGTGGAAGAAAGAAAAACTAAAGCCGGAGCCGACGCCAGATGATTGATTCGTTTGAATTGATGGGCCATCGCATTACGGTGAAATACGGTCGCGTTCCGCGTGAGGCGTGGGCGTGGTATCGCGACGATGACAAAGTCATCGTGCTGTCGCCAAGGATCAAAAAGCAACCCAAGTCGCACTTGCATCACACGCTCTGGCACGAAATCACGCATGCAATCTTGGCGCATATTGGGCGTGAGGACTTGAACCAAGACGAAGCGTTTGTCGACTTGTTATCGAATGCGATTTATCAAGTGTTGACCACTGCGCGGCCAGACATCAAATCCGTTTCCACTTCCCTACCCCCACAGGCTTAATCATTCGCTTTTCGCGCAAACCGTCAATCGTGCGCTTCCACGTTTGACGTCGCGACGCTGCGTTTTCGACCATTTCGTTCAGCACTCGGCGCAATTCTGTTTCGCTGACATCCTGCCCTTGCGGCATAGCATCCACAAAGGCTTGCTCGTAGCGGGTGAGCTTCAACGCCGACTCTTTCACCGCCTTAATGGCATCGTGCCAGCTTGCGACCAGGCTTGACACTTCTTCGCCGTCTTCATCCTTCTCTAGCACTTCCCGCGCTAGTTCAAAATACTGTGCGTTAAGTTTATCGCCGTCTTTCTGTTTGATAACCTCAATCTGGGCGGCGAGGGCGTCCGCGTTTGGGCGAAAGCAACCAAGCAAAAAGTCGAGATTAGCGGTAATTGCTGAACTCCCACGCGGCCTCTCGCTCGCCACATGTCCCGTGTGATGCACCACGATCACGGTTGCGTTGAACGCAGCGCGTAGGTGCGTATTCAGCAGCCGCAAATAACTTGAAATGTCTGTGCTGCTGTTTTCATCGCCGCTAAAGGTTTGAGAAAGGGTGTCCACCACTACAAGAGTCGGGGGATGGGGTAAGTGGGAAATGGACTCCCGTAGGGTGGACACTTGATCTTCTTCCGTCAGAAGCAATGGCGTGATGCACACATGAAAGTTATCGGGTTGCGATAACTTGTGCTGCTGATGCCATGCCCTTACGCGGCGATAAATACCTGCGCCGCCTTCGGCGGCCACATAGACGACTGACCCGCCACTTGTCTTACGACCGCACCAATTCATTTGGTGAGCAACGTGCAAGCAGAGGTCAAGCGCAACGAATGACTTAAAAGTACCAGATGCGCCAAACACCATGCCCATCGCATCCGCAGGAATGAGTGACTTGACCATCCAGCGGACGTTTTTGGTGATGTCCTGAAGCTCTGGCAGCGTGAGCAATAAGCCCCGCCGTTCTTCGTCGGTCACGCCCAAGGCGATTTCGACCTTCGGCGCACGGAATCGTTCTGCACTGGATACCAAGCGCGGAATTTCATCAAAACGCGATTGCCAGCGGTCAAGCTCTGAGCCAAAGGCGGGTTTAACGGCCAGCATTAAACCGCGCAGGGCTTCAACCACCGCCCCGCCGTGCATTCCGCTCGCCACCATTTTACTCGATAGCTTGAGTAAAGCGTCGTGGTAGCTGCGTTCGTTCGGATCGTCCGCAGATAGCGCGGCAATTAGCCCCGCATAATCCGCACCCGTCCCCGTAGCGCGTGGCGTCTCACGCATCACGCTCATCTGTTCGCGAATGACATCTAAGTCAAGCCCAAACGTGGCGCACGCATCCGCAAGGCTATAGCGCACGTTCAGATCAGATTTTTGTATACACACGGTGTGTATACCTGACTCCCGTTGCTTCGTATTTTTACCGATAGGCAGACGCACATAACGCACGACGTTATTACCGCTGCTATCGGCTTTAATCAAATTAGCTTTGGCCATCGCTTGCATGACGGCATCGACCAGGGCCAAGTTCTTCGTGTCTTCGTCGTCTTCATCAAGCAAGACGCCGATTTGATAATTCTTTGGACTTGTTTCGATCACATAGCTTGCGCGGCCATTGATGTGAGACGGATCGGCATCGTCTGCCACCAAGACGCCCAAGCGGTAAAAGTAAGTTTTGGCGCGACGAAACTTTCCTTCGCTATCAAACCCAGACAGCACCGACGTACAAAAGAACGTATTATCCTCGGTGCTTCCGTCAATCAGGTTCTGTTGTGCGGAATTGCCAATGTAGGGACGACCGCCCCACACGCTAATTGGGGCGTTATTTGGATCGGCTCTAAAATTTGTGATCCATCCGTAAAAACCCGTATCCAACTTTCCATAGACTGCGTCTAGCAGTTCACTGTTTTTCATTGAACTGCCCTCTTAATCTATGAAATATAAATCAGATTCAGATAACTTAATTTTTTCCTTTTTTGCGAAAAAAAGTAATGCCTTCCAATGCTTTTGCGGCACAACACCGCCCGTCCCCTTATTATCGCGTTCGGCCATCCAGCGCGATACAGCACTTGGCGCAATACTCAAAATCCTAGCAGTCGCACGAACGCCGCCAAGCTTAGTCACAACAGACCGTGCTGGCTCTAACTGTTTTGTGGTGGGTTTGGACATGTGAACGTTTCTTCTACTAATACCAAGGTCGGTATAACCCTGCATCATCTGTTCGGTAAAAGTCAACAGCAATTTTAACCGCTGAATGGATGAATGTAGACCAAGTTAAGTTTTTTAAAAAAAGGGTGTTGCGTTTTTCAGGACAGTTGCTTATTGTCTATCCACCCTTGATAAGGGTGAATTCCCACCACGGAGCTACAACGATGAAAACGCCAGAGCAACTGGCAAGTGATTGGCTGACGGCAAAACGTGCAGAACAAGCCGCTCAAGCCACCCGCTTGCAAATTGAACAAGAACTTTTATCCCTGGTTCCAGCAAAGCCTGAAGGTAGCAGCACAACCGTATTAGAAAACGGTTTGCGTCTGAAGTCTCAAGGCAAGCTGATGTATAAAGCCGACGTAGATCGGCTGCTGGTACTCACAAAAGATTGGCCGGAGAAGCCAGTCAAAACAAAGGTCGAAGCAGACGAAGCTCTGTTAAAAGCCATCCGCATGGATCGGCCTGACCTGTGGCGGCAGATAGCGCCAGCTATCTCACTGAAGCCCGCTAAAACTTATATCACTATCGAGGAACAACAAAATGGCCTTTGACTTAAAATCAATAAAGAAGAACGAAGCAATTTCTGCACCGCGCATTATGGTATACGGCGTGGAGGGCATTGGTAAGTCAACCTTTGCCGCTGGTGCGCCGAATCCGATTTTTATTCTGACGGAAGATGGGCTTGGCAGTTTGAAAGTGGATCACTTTCCGTTGGCGTCATCGTTCGATGACGTCATGGCGGCAATTGCTTCGCTTTACGCAGAAAAACACGACTTCCAGACCGTTGCGTTGGATAGCCTTGACTGGCTGGAAACGATGATTTGGCGCGACATCGAAACGAAGTACGACGCCAAAGACTTGGCTTATGGCAAGGGGGCCGTCATCGCGGCAGATCGCTGGCGCGATGTGCTGAACGGCTTGAACGCCCTGCGTAACGATAAGGGCATGGCGGTAGTGCTGATTGCACACACGACCATCAAGCGTTTCGACAGTCCTGAAACAGAACCGTATGACCGTTTTCAACCGAAGTTGCAGGATCGGTCAAACGCATTGATTCGTGAATGGTGCGATGCCGTGCTGTTTGCGAACTACAAGACCATCGTGAAGAAGTCGGATGTGGGCTTCAACAAAGAAGTTGCACGCGGCATCAGCACGGGGGAGCGTTTGCTGTACACCAGCGAACGACCGGCCTATATGGCCAAAAACCGATATGGCCTACCGGAAAGCATTCCGCTTGCCTGGGAAGCCTTTATTGAAGCAATCAATTAAAAGGATACAACCATGCCAACTTTTCAATTTGACGCATCTGAATTCTCACCACAATCGTCCAACAGATCCTATGAGCCGCTGGAACGCGGCATGTACGAAGGCATCATTATTGATTCGTCCATCAAGGAAACGAAAGCTGGCACGGGCGAATACATCGAACTTGTTATTCAGGTTACGGATGGCGTGCATTCCGGTCGCCGGTTGTGGGAGCGTCTGAACGTTTCTAACCCTAACAAGACCGCTGAGGACATTGCGCGTTCACAGCTTGCCATGCTTTGTCAGGCGTTAGGTGTAACGAAACTCACACAGACTGAAGATTTGCACGACAAGCCGTTTTTGATGCAGGTCGACATTGACCGCAAAGACCCGTCGCGTAATCGCATCATGGGCTACCAGGCGGCGGGGGGTAAGGCATCTGCACCTGCAACGCCTGCACCAAAGTCAAACGGGTCGTCTGCGCGTCCGTGGGCGAAGGGCTAAGTCATGCCTGTTGTGCCTGAATCAAAGCATTCAACCGCGTCCAGAATTTACGACTGGTATACGGACAAGCCGCAAGACCATCGCGACCATCTTGGCGCGTCTTTGATCGGGCATGAGTGTGACCGCTACTTATGGATGACGTTTCGTTGGGCGGGACTTACTCGTTTTAAAGGGCGAATGCTTCGCCTTTTTAACACGGGCGTTCGTGAAGAAGATCGCATCCATGAGGAATTGCGCGGCATTGGCGTCGAATTGCACGTTGAGGAAAACGGCAAGCAAATTACTTGCCGTGACTCAACGGGGCATTTCGGCGGCAGTGTCGATGGTGTCGGCAAGGGGTTTCCTGAAGCGCCAAAGAGTTGGGCGGTGCTTGAGTGTAAGACGCACAACAGCCGCTCATTTACTGATTTAACAAAGAAAGGCGTTAAAGACTCCAAGCCGCGCCACTACGCGCAGATGCAGGTCTACATGGGCTTGATGGGCCTAGAACGGGCGATGTACTTTGCGGTCAACAAGGACACCGACGAAATCTTTACCGAATGGGTGAAGTTTGACGAACCTGAGTTTGACCGCCTGTTGGACAGAGCGAAGCGTGTCATTAATGAAACAGTTCCCCCGTCTAAGCTGTCGGATGATCCGGCACATTGGCAGTGCAAGAACTGCGACTTTTACGCGCATTGCCACCAGCAAAAAGTGGCGCTTGCGAACTGCCGCACTTGTTGTCATGCCACGCCTGTTGAGAAAGGGCAGTGGCATTGTGTACATCACAACAAAACACTGAGCGGTAAAGAGCAACGTGCAGGGTGCGACCAGCACCTTTTCATTCCCGCGCTAGTGCCTTTTGGCAAGCCCATTGACGGCGGCGATAGCCATGTCGTGTATGAGCATGTTGATACGGGTCGCATGTTTACAAACGGCCCAGATGGCTATAGCAGCAAAGAACTGTCTGTTTGCGTTGCAGGGATTGTGACCGACAGAACCGTCGAAGCCATGCGCAGTGTCTTTAAAGCGCAGGTTACGGAGTCAAAGCCAACCCGTCGCCCAAGGAAGGGCGATGCGGTTGATTTGTCGAAGATACCGACAGGGAATCCTGACGTTCCGTTTGACGATCCGCTTCCTTTTTAGATGGAGACATGATCGTGCAAGAATTTGATTTAATTGAACGCCCAGAACATTACAACAAGGGCGACATTGAATGTATCGACGCTATCCGCTCGCAGTTAACTGAAGAAGAATGGCGTGGATATTTACGAGGACAGATTGCAAAATACAACTGGCGTCTTGGCCACAAAGATGCGCCTGAACAAGATGCGGGCAAGTTGCTGTGGTACGCCACCTGGCTGACGGGAATTGATCCGCGTGAAGAAAGGCAAACCTAAAGAGTCACACCCGTGGCGCAAGTTTGGCGCGATTTGGACAGCCAAGAAGTTGGCAATGGAATTAGAAAAGAGACGTAAGGGGAAGAAAGAATATGAACGAGCTAAGAGACAGGATTGAAACGTTTCTGACGATTAGCGTGTCGCTTTTTGCGATTGGTCTTGCGTGGGTAGGGGTGTGTGTAGTGGTGGGCCTTTCTTTTGGCCTTGCCGTTCGCGCAGCTAATTGGATTATGTAATGGGCGGGCGTATGTCCCGCAACAAGGGAGCGGCGGCTGAACGTGAATTCACCGCCATCCTCTCTGAGCATTTAGGCACGCAGATTAAACGCAAGCTGGGCCAAGCCCGTGACTCTGGCGATGACGCGCAATGGGGTAAGTTTCGCTTTGAAATCAAGCGCCGTGAAACGCTCGCGATTATGGATTGGTGTCGCCAAATTGAGGCGCACTGCCAAGGCGATGACGTCCCGATTGTGGCGTTTAGGCAAAACGGGCAAGCGTGGCGTGTAGTGCTGCGGCTGTCGGATTTCCTGCCACTGATGCAGGGCGAATTAATTGGAACACAAGAAAAAAATAAAGTTGATTAACTAAACTCTTCGCTCAAAATGCGGCACATCGACAAACCGCGTCCAGTTACCGCCCCAGCGATTCTTTGGGTCAAGCGACTCCCAGTAATCGCCCAGTGGTTTGATGAGGGTTTTGTCGTACGTCAGCCTGCCGTTCTGGAAGAAGTTCAGGTCGATAGCACAGCGCTTCAAGTGAATGCTGTTCATCGTCTTCGACCGACCTGTCCTGACGTAAATTTCTTGCTGTTCTGGCGTGCGATAGAGTTCGCCGCCTGTGACGACGAAACCTAATTCGTCAGCCCTGGCAAGTAGCTTTCTGACATCGCGCAGGAACGCGGCTTGTTCTGCGACCAGGCTCATTTGGGCCTCCGCATGTCCATGACCTTTTCGACGGTTCTGCCGCCAAAGTAAGCCAGCATCACGATCTGCCCCCACTGCCCTAGCAGCGTGACGTAGGACTCTTCGGCGGCGTATCCAAACGCCGACATCGCGGCAAACATGAAGTAGCCAAAGAGCAGAGCGGTCAGTGTCAGCGGGCGGATATTTTTTGACAGCCAAGAGTCCGAAGTCATGTCCGCCGTCCAGCGCGTCGTGACAGATTTGGCTTCCGCTTTGAAGGCTTCAATGTCAAGTTTGTTTTCTTCTAAGCGCAAGCGCATGAGTTCTTCTTCATGCTCCATCTGCGCAATCTGCAATTTGGCTAAGTCTTCGGACGACATGCCAGGATTAAGTTCTACGCCAAGCTTTTTTTCAACGTAATCTTTGCCCTTCGCCATGACTGCGTTAGCGACTAAACCTAAACCATTGGCCAAAAGTTCGGCCAAAATTACTGGGATAGCCATTAGTGCTTACTCGTCAATTTGTTAATTAGTTCAAATGCGGTCTTGACCTTTTCCTCCAAAACAGCCACCCGCAGATCTAGTTTCGCTAATACAATGATTAGCGTGATGATGGCAAGCAGGATAGGCCATGCCTTGATAAGAAGCTCAACGACTCCCATCTCCATTACTTATCTGCCTTTTCATCCAGCTTATCCCAGATGCGGGTCAGGATAGCTTCGATTCGCTCCAAGGCTGATTTGTAATCGTCGCGGCGCACAAACTGATTCATCATTTCTTTATGGTCGCGCTGAAGATTCTCTAGGCTTGTAGTGATCGAACGAAGTGTCCAACCGCCAAACGCCGCAGCCACCATGATTGCGATATTGAACGCCACTTGGTAATCCACTTCATCTCTCCTTTTAGAACCACACCCGCTGCGGCGTCACCGGATGCACGCGATACGCCTCTAGCTCCGGCGCTTCCTTCAGCACCCGCACGTTGACATGGTAGCCGTCAACCGGGGCCATCTCTAACACGTCGCCTTCGGTCGTGTTAATGATTTGGCCGGTTGGTTTACATATGACCCCTATCATGTCAATGGCAGGGTAGTTCGCGACCTCATACGGCTCACGCTCAACCTCAATGACTTGGCGGCCTGTTTCCTCTGCGGCCTGTTCCGCTGCCTCCACATCAAATGGAGCAGGGGCCGGATATTCCCAGCGGTATAACACCGCACGGGCGTCGGCTTCGGAGTCAAACTTTAAGCAGTAGTCGATGTACATGGTGCGTGTCCTGTAGGCGTTAACTAACGAAATGCGTAAGGTTTTGCGTATGAATCAGCCGGTCAATGCTTGAAGTTGGGCGTTGGTCAGGCGCTGCGGGTAGTAGGCAATCTTGCGGATGGTGCCGTTAACTGCGTTTGCGCCTGTTGACCGCGACCCAATGTTAAGCTGCGTCAAACCCGCTGGAACTGTCGCGCTACTATCTTCTGTTCCAAGCGAACCATTAACGCTTTGCTGTACGCTATTAACAATGTAAGCACCAGCCATTTTTCTCATAGACCCTAATGTAACCGTTACGCTCGGAGACGCTGTAATCGCTCCGTTATCAGTTAAAACAAGCTGATTGCTAGTGCCGTTTGAAGCTGTTGATTGTCTAATGTAATTGGTTAACGAATTGCTGTTCATATCAGCAAAAACATAAGTAGCAGCAGACTCTGGCGTATTTGCCTCCGCATACAACGTCCCTTCTGCCGCGTTATACCAATCGCTGAAATTCGTCCCCGTCATGCTGGCAGCGTCCGCATTGCGCGTGACAGAGGCGGAGGTGGTTGGGATGTACGATGTCGGATAGCCTCCGGCTTCAAGGTCAGCACCCCAGAGGTAAATGCCGGAGTAGCCGTCGCCGGTGTAGGAAGTTGTTGTTCCGGTTGAAACAAGAATAATGTTTACGCCACCACTGGCGTTAGACCCGCCAAATGTTCCCGTAATAGAACAGCGATACCAGCCGTTGCCAACAGGCGTAATAGTTCCTGTTCCACTAATGACCGTTCCGGCCGATAAATCAAAATATGCATCCCCCACTGTAGCCCAGTTTACAACGCTAGCATTTTGTAGCCTAAATCTTGTTCTTTCTCCTGCTTTTACATAGACAGAAGCCGTGTAGACTGTATTTGCTATTAAAGAAACGTTTTGAGTCATGAGATGCGTATTGCTTGCCGTCGTATCCTCAACCAACTTATCGCCTGTTAGCGTTCCATCAGGCGCAACAATCGTGTTAGACGTAATACTTGAGCGTGTCTTCGACCAATCCGAATCGCTAAAATCTTCACTATACGTCAGCGAATTCGTCCGCTGCTCTTCAATGAACAAGCCATCCGCAGCGCCTGTCGTTGGCGTATGCTGGAAGCGTGCGACACCCGCTGCTGCCGTTTGCAGGACAGGGATGTAGTTCGTGATGGGCTGCGTGGTCGTGGCGGTGTAGGCGGTCATGCTTGACCGGACTTCTAATTGTGCACCCCAAACATAAACCTCGTCGCCGCTGGTATCTAGTTTAATTCCAAGAGTTCTACTGCCGCTTGATAACGCGGTAGTAACAGAAAATCTTTGCCAAGTTCCGTCCACCGAAACAGAAGTTGCTGAACTATTTATAGTGTGAGAAATAGAAACCGTGCCAGTACCCGTTTTGCGTTTAACCCAAATTGAAAAAGTAGCGTCTCCTCCGTCTCCATAATTAATGGTTTGCCCCAATACTGCGTCTGCTGAAGTTGCGGAAAATGTATCTGCTGTTAGCGTTCCATCTGGCGCAGTATCGGTGTTTGCCGTCACGGTTCCGTTAACAGGAACCCAAGTCGTATTAAAAGTCTGACTTTGCAACACCAAATTCTCTTCCGCCTTCGCGGTCGTGACGCCGTCGTAGTACGTCCCAGAGCTGGCGCGGCTATAGGTTACGCGGGGGTCAAGGCGACCGACGGAAGCGAAATCCAGCAAGAGGCTGGGACGCGATGAAGGGAAATTGGATGCAATAGCCATAATGCTTTACCTTTGTCTAATTAGGCCGCTTCTTCAGTCGCCCACGGCAACGCAACTGCCTTCGGCTGCTCAACCTTCTGGTTGTCAATCTGCTGCTGCGCCATGCCCTCAAAGCGCGCGATGCCTGCTTCGCCCAAGGCTTCCTTTGTCCACGCAATCACTTGCGCTTCGGTGATGTCAGGCAGCGCTACGAAGTCCTGCGCGTCAGGCGGCAACAGCTTGGTGTCGCCCTGCACAAAGCCTTTGAGTCCGTCTTCGCTGGCGTCAATGTCA